GGCCATGTTTACACGCTTTTCCGGCTGTACGGCAGGGCAGGACCAGGGCAGGACCAGGGCAGGACCAGGGCAGGACCAGGGCGCACAGGATTGTCGGTCCAGTGCTTGACAGGCCAAGGCCGCTACGCTATAGGCGCTTAGACCGTCCCCCCGTCAGCCTGTGGCGCGGACTGTGGCGGATGCCGTCCCGACGACCGAGGTAGTCGAGCGAAGAACGGCAGTTTTTTCGGTTTATAAAGGATAGTCGGGCATTTTGCGCCCGCGCATCATGCGCGCAGGAAGACCGACCCCCATCGGGGGGGTTGTTCGCTCCGCGCTATATATTTACCCGCTTAAAAATTTCCAACAAAAACGCCTTCACCAAAAGTAAAAGGGGCCGAGCCTAGAGAACACGACCCCTCTTACCGAATAAATCAGTTACCCCAGGGAGGAGGAGTAGAGCAACCGACCTAACCACACCAAAAATGAACGAAACCTTAAACACAGCATTACACCTTAAGTAATCCTGTTGTTCACTTACAGCCACCCATAAGTGAATCTTCATATGAGGGGATGGTAATCCCCATATAAAGTCATCTAAAGTCTACTTTATGTCTACTTTATATAGACTTTATACATTCTAATCATTCATGATATGAATGATAATCATTCATGATAATCATGTCTTAAGTTTACTTTATATAAACTTTATGTATATCTATATACAGATTCTTCCTTACCTCTATATGACCACTTTTTATAAACCCCTTACAGATAAGCAGTTAGGGTGTCGCCATATCGGGGGATGATAACCCCCTCAATCCTGTCTCCTTAACGGGCGTCGTCCCCAAAGGGGGGTCTATCGCTCAGGCGTCTCCTAAGCCCTCCTAACGGCTTCTTCAGGTCACCCTATAGGGAACAGGGTTTTTGGCTTATCGGGCCTACACGGCCCCTTTCTGTGGCTCTGAGGGAAAGGCTGTCTAACCCAGCCCTTGCTTCAGCCAGTTAGACCCATCTCTTTGTGGTGTCTGTCCGAAGGCGTGGGCTTCAAAGGCTTCCAGTTCCTTTGCCAGGGCTTCCTCTTTCCTCTTAGCCATCCCTTCGTCCACCGTAATACCCGTTTGTTCCACCCAGTAACCGACGGCCATCGACAGGGCATCCAAGCGGTCATCCTGTTGCAGCGCCCCCTTGACCCTTTGGATACGGGTGGCTTGGTACATCAGGCGATACGCTTGGGCTTTCTCAGGTGGCAGGTGGGTGGTGCTGTCGTAATCCCGTCTGACCATTGAGGCATCCATAATCAGCTTGTGGTTTGACCATACTGGCTCCAGGGTGTCCAAGATTCGGGCCTCTTTGGACTTGCTGTGCCAGACCTCTGAGATGGTCACAGGGTAGACCTCACGGTAATGTGGCTTCAGAAGCTCTGTAAAGGCTCCTGCGCCCATGTTGGACTCGACTATGACCTCATTCACCTTGTACTGCTTGGACTTCTCAGCGAGCTTCCTAAGCACCTCTGGGGCGAAGCCACCATCAAAGCCCCCACAGTCCAACACAAACAGTGTTCCCGACAGGATGGCAACGACTGCATATGCCGTCTCATCTCGTCCTCGACCAGAGGGGTCAATGGACATGACGATGCCGTCGTATTTGGCCCATCCACCTTCGGTGTCATAGGGGCGGTACATACGGTCACCCGTCAGTCCCACATTGGGGACATCTCGTAGCTCTTTGGCTGGGTCGTTACACCAGATGACCTTCTCAGGAGCTTTCTCTGGGTCCAGGTCCATGACCACCAAGTCAGACAGCTTCAGGGGATACCTATCGGCATCACTTAGGCTGGTGTCTAGCTGGAACTGTAGGGCAAACCCTGTGCGACCATAGGACAACTGGCGTTCCAATAGGTCATCATCAGAGAACCTGAGGGGGTCTGTGGACTTCCCAACAAGGTCGGGGTCTTCCTCTAGCTTTTCCTCAATGTACGGAGCTAAAGTCCCAGCGTATTTCTCCGCCTGGGCGGGAGAGGGGAATAGAGAAGGCCAAACGCGCTTCTGGTATCCCCGCTCTGTCAAAGCGTTGTAGAGAGACGCTTCGATTTGAGGAGTCCCCAGGTAAATCGCTTCGCCACCTGGGATTAGGATGGAATCGAACTCCTTAACTAACTCGGAAATTTTATCTCTTTTAAGTTGTGTTTCGCTGTTAGAAGGCGTTTCGATGTCATCCGCGATGATGATGTTAGCACGGGAGCCAGTCATCTGACCCGTGATGCCCACCGATTTCACGGACGGAGAGTGTGCCGCTTTAGCTGGCCCAACATCAAAAGCCACATTAGATGTCCTCTGGTCCTCTGTTGGCTTCAGGTGTTGCAACACAGGCATCTCCCAAATGAGGCGCTTGGTGAACACCGAGAAAGCGTCTGACCGCTCCTTGGAGGCCGAGACAACCAGAATCTTATCGTCTGGTTCCAGCAACAGACGCCAACAGGCGTATGCAGAGGTAGCGTAAGACTTCCCTACTCCACGGAAAGCGCAGATAATGCGGCGCTTGGGACCGTGCTGTAGGTACTCAGAGATGTCGTATTGAATCGGGGTGGGGTCTGGTAGCCTCAAATGCTCCCACACAAGCCAGAGGAAGTTCCTAAAGTCCTGTAGCTCTGGGGCCAGCTTAGGAGACACTTAGTTCACCTCTCGCATATCCTCTACAACACGGAAAGGAACCGACTTCGCTAGGTCACGCAAAGGTTCTGACGCCTCTGGAGTGCTAGTAATGCCGTTATCCTTGAGGAGACGGATAGCCGCTACAATGTCTCCTGTGGTCGCCTCGTCAGAAATGATGCGGTTTAGGAGTTCCTCGCACACGATTTCGTGTAGATTGGCAAGGAGTTTTTGAGTTTTTTCATTCATGGCTGATTCTTACTTTAAGCAGTGCATAAAAAAGCTGCAATTTGGTTGCCCTTTACCCTACCCAATCAGGGTAACTCGGCCCAAGAACTCCAATGAACACGGGAGTTGCGAGCTTCGGGGGAAAGAGGGAAGTGAGTTCTTCCACATCAGGGTCAGCAGCCAGCTTGACGAGGTCGGAGCGGTAGACACCCTGATACATGAGTGGGCGCACGCTCTGTGCTACGGGTTTGGTTTTACTGTCCTTGACCACGGGCCTGAGTGGGGTGTGTGTTTTGCTAGAGCGTACTGCGTCGTTTACGACGAGCGTTAACAGCCAGAATCAGCAGTACCATTGGCCCGACCGTAACATATAAAACGGCCCAAAGAGGAGCGTTTAGCTCTTCATTTTGGCTTTGTGCCACTCTCGGACCATCTGAAACGGCACGGTCAGGGCCGAGAACACGGTCTGGATAAAGGTCGATACTGCCGCCCTCGCCTGAGGAAAGAACAGAATCGCCAGCAGCATCCACCACCTGAACTCCACCAACAGGTCCGTCGTTTCGTTCAGAACTTCCCCCACCGCTGTCGTGGGGGCTGGCTCTTTTGGGTCGTTTGAGCCTCCAAAAAAGCCCCCATCTGGGAGCAGAGAGCAACTAAACAGCGTGGCCGTAGCGGCGAGAAGAAGATAACGCTTCATCGAGATAGGTAAGTCACGACCCAGCTAGTTGCTGCCCCCAGTAGACTGCAAGCCCCAAGCATTAGCGATTTACTAGATTCCAACGCCCTGATGCGCTGGTCGTGGGCCGTTAGATTCTCGGAGTGGACCTTAGAAGCCGCAATAAGTGCATCGACTTTGCCTTCTAAGCGACCCAAAGCCAACAAGATTTCTCGGTCTTCCATTGTCGAGCGTCCACTTGTTACTTGTATTCCTCGACAATAACGCAGCCACCAGCACCAGCACCACCCGTGGTCCCCGTGTGACGAGCGCCAGAGCCGCCGCCACCATAGTTACCACCAGTGTTGCCATCGGTGTCGGCCATGACAGACGCGCCCCCACCGCCAAGGAACGACGCTCCGCCTTGACCAGAAGTGGAGTCACCCCCACTGCCGTCGCTTGCGACACCGTTACCCCCCGCTCCACCAGTAAAGTTAAGGTCGCCGTTAGAGCCTACGCCACCACCAGCGCCAACGCCAGCCGCGTTCGGGGCCGCATCGTGACCGCCGCCACCGCCGCCTCCCGTGGCAGAGCAGTGGCTACCAAAGCTGGTAGTGCCGCCAGTAGAGCCATCAGTGCCATCGCCGCCGCCAGAGCCAGAAGCCCCACCAGCGCCTCCAGCGCCTACCGTGACGGTTTCAGAGGTGATGCTAGTGACATCAATAATCTCAATGGCTGCACCACCGCCACCACCGCCACCGCCAGCAAGCTGGTCGTTAGTGCCACCCCCACCTCCACCGCCGCCACCAACAACGGTGACCTTGACTTTGGAAATGCCAGCAGGTTTCGTCCAAGTTCCCGACGAAGTAAACACCTGCATACTTTGAAGGCCGTTGGCATTTGCAACGGGAGTGGGGACTACAGCACTGGGGAGCTTTCCGCTGCCGTCCAGGATAGGGACTTCTCCAGCGGCTGTTCCCAGCGCAATGTCCCCAATCATTCGTGATTGAGCCTGAGTCATTGGTTACGAGTAGTTGATGGTGATGTAATAAGTACCCGCCACGGCAAACTTAAAGTAACAGTGGGGCGGCATCGCGTGTTCAGGGATAAACAGAGGGTAGGTGTTGGACCCTTCGATAATGTCGCCAGACAAGCCCGAACCCACGACGATAGCGGTAATCTCGTAGTTAGGGTCTTCCTCGGCGGCATGAGCAGGAACGCTGATAACACCAGCATCGCTCACATTGGGGAGCCACGCCTCAACGACATTCGCTCCAGTGCCAGCGATGAACAGGGAGCGAACTCCAGTCAGGTCGTAAGCCTCCGAAACCTGTCCAGTTCCAGTCGTGACAACCTTAGTGACCGACTTGTTTGGCGTTCGGAGAACATTAGTAGCGGTAATAGCCATAAGTATTAGTTGATGTTGGGGGACTAAAGGGGGGGATTAGAAAACGATAAGGGAAAAGTCTGTTGCGCCGTTGAGGTCGTCTGAGATGTGCAGCTTCAGGGAGTTGGCCGTCTGCGTTTGGACCTCAATCCAGTTGTACTTGGCGATAGTGAACGCCGCGTCAAAGGAATCGTAAACACGGTATCCTGGCCCAGTGCCGCTGACTGCAGTGGTCATGTGTGGGAAGCACATAGCGTAGTGCAGAGTTTTCCCGTCTGGGCGGTTACTGGCAAAGGTGACCTTGTAAATGTGGTGGTGTTGTGAATCTACTCCAGTATTTACACTGCTCTCGTAAACAACGCTGGCAACATTGCGATTAATGGGGTTACTCCGTAGGGTGCAGGTTCCCGCCGAATTTCGACCTACGAACCTAACATGAGCAAAAATAGTCCCTGGCCCCGTCAGGCCACCCGACATATTCACATCCCCGCCGACCGTAATGTCACCAGTGGTCACAATCGTGGCCGCGTCAAGGTTGCCCGTGATGTCGGCAGAAGCCGCACTGACGGTTCCATCAGCGGTCAGCGTGACGGCGCGGACTTCGTTAGCCCCAGGGTTACTGGCGATGCCATAAGTGCCAATCTTGCTGGCCTTGACCAGACCCGCAGGGGCCGTAAGGCCACCAGCGGTGGCGACAAAGTCACCAGTAGTGGCCGTGATGTTGCCAGTAGTGGCCGTCATGCCAGTCCCAGCGACCACCGTGGTAGACGAGGTGACAGCATTAGCGGCGCTGGTGGCGCTTGCGGTGACATTGGTGCAGGCGATGTCCGTAGCCGCGATGTCGCCGTCCACATTAATAGAGGCAACTTCGGTGTTGGCGCTGGTCTTGATAGACAGCAGCTTGGCAGTCTGCCCAGACGCACCCTTCAGAGACATCGGGGTATCCGTTGCCTCATCCGCAGTCAAGGTCAGCGGGGAATCGAAGACGCTTCGGGCGTAGCCAAAGTTCTGGATGTAGATAACAGCGCCAGATGGGGGGTTTGAAACGCCAGAGCCGAACGCATCCGCCTCAAACACCAGACTGTAGACCCCCGCAGTCTCCGTAATCCGATAGTCCCGAACCGTGGTCAGGTCGTTAGCCGTTGGAGCCTGAACAATGCCGTCAACATAGACCACGAACATCTCGTTGATGGACGCCGCAGGAGTCGGGCTGCTCAGGGTAAAGGTGTTGGTGGACCCAGTCCCAGTCAACTCCCACACCTGAGGGGCCGCAGTAGAACCCCAGGTCGAGATGGCGTCAACATAGGCGCGAGTTGCGGCATCCTGGTTGTCCGTAGGGTCAGCAATCTCCGTTACCCGAAGACCACCAGCGGTCCACTCCGTGCCAGCCGTTGTTTTCGGAAGGCCACCAACGCCCACATCCTGCGCCTCTTGCGCGATGTACAGGTTCTGTAGAGCCGCAGTATCCAGGTCAGACTCCGACAGAATAGAGCCGTCCTGGAAGTCCACCACCCGCGCACCCGCAGTCTTCGGAGTGACACGCTGGATTTTTACGGTCACCGTAGACGAGGGAGCAGAATCAAAAGTTACCTTTGGAGGACTGCTCGTTTCGTCAATCGTGTAGCCGCTGGTCTGCTTGACCGCGTCTAGGTAGACCTCAATGTGGGAGCTAGAAAGGTACGGCTTACCGTCGATTCCAGGTTCATCGTCAAACGCGATGTTGAAATCAACCTGGGAGCCAGTACCAGAATAAGTTTTATAGGAGTAAGCCATAGTTAGTAGTTCAGAATAGCGTCCATACTATACCCTTCCCGATTCGCTTGCTTTTCAGCGCGAGTTTGATTTTCAGCGGCATTAAGTTCAGGGTATTCCACAAGAAGTTGCTTGTACGCTCTCGCTCTATATTTGCGGAGTACCTTCTTTAGTTCATCGACCTTGGGGTTCAGTCCAGAGTCGGAACTATCCAGCATCCGCTGATAGTCGGCGCTTTGAATGAGCCGTTCTAGTTCTTCTTTCAGAGTTCGGCCCTTGATAACGACAGAGCCGTGAAGCTCTTGCCACCTATCGTAGGCGGATTGGCCCCTGGCGTTCTCAAACTGCCGCAGGTCAATCATCCCTTCCTTGATGGAGCGGGGTGGGGAGAAGTTATGTTGGACTCGGATAAGCTCTTTCTTGACAATATCGTTCTCCACTTCGCTGTACGCGAACGGCGATAGTGCCTCAAAGATTCCAGAGCCAGCGTAAGACGGCTTCTTAATCTTCTCTCCGAAGATGTTCCGCCGTGGAGCCAAGGTGTCCGAAAGGCCAGGGGTGCGAGACTTGAGCTTGTCTGTTAGACTCTGAATCTCCCTCAAGTAGGGGTCATCGTTTAGCTGGTTAAACAGGTTGGGGACACCTACGCCCACAGCACCTTCCAGCCAGCTTTCCGCTTCCCGCTCTGGCGCAGCCAACGCTCCAGCAAGGCGAATCGCGCCCTGAAGGTACGACTTCTCGCCCAGGTTGCGGAACATCGCCAAGGCCGCAGCCTTAGCCAGCGACCCGATTTCGTTAGATTCGGCATCCGAGAGTTCACCGTAAGTGTTCTGCTCAATCTCCATCAGGTCAGCCGCGACGCCGAGGAAGGTAGCCCACGGGTCAAGGCGGCGGTAGCTGTAATACTTGTCGCCAACCCTAATGGAGTACGGTTGATGTCCTGCATCCATCCACAGCTTCCGCTGCTCGTAGTCCTTAGGTCCACCACCAGTGATAACGCCTTCGGCAGCAGCGATTCCAACAGAAGCCATGATGGCGGAGCCAGTGACCATCTTGCCGATGGCTTGCGCTCTGGCTTCAGGCGAACTGAAGACCTCTTCTGAGAACTCGTCAAACATCCGCTTCAGGACTTTGTTGTCCTCAATCAGCTTTTCGGCCTCGACCTTGCCCATCCGTTTAACCATCTGTTCCCGAACGCCATACTTAGCCATTCGGTAGGCTTCAAACGGGACACCCGCCGTCCTATCTAGGAAGAAGGTCAGCAAGTTAGTCGGAGTGTTGATAAAGGGGACAACCAGGGACCGAATCCAAGGGTGTGCAGACTGCGTAAGGACTTTCTGACCCTTTTCACCCAGCCTTTGGAGGCCGCGAGAGAGCGGGTTGTTGGCGTTCTCGGCGGCGTTACGGGTAGTGAAGGTCGTTTCCCTAGCCGCGTCAAGGGCGCGTTGGGCAATGCCCCCTAGACCTTCGTCCCACATGGGGCCGTGGCTGGCAAAACGCCCAGTCCCCTCAAACATCTCCCGCCCAAGGCGGCGAATGTCAGTCTTAGCGGGTTCAATGTCGGGGTTCTCTTTCCGCAGAATCTCTTCCGCCCTCTTGAACGCAAGGCTCAGGGTGCGGCCTTCGCTGTAGAACTGCCCATTAGCGGTCATGATTTCAAAGTTTCTTTGAATCCACTCCGCTTTCATCTCGACCGTGCCGAGAGCTTGGTTGTTCATCGCCTGTTCCCACAGGTCAGCCATGACACGGGAACGGTAGACGATTTGTTTAAATGCCTCATCCGTACCGCCCATCGCACGGGTAAACATATTCGTTCGGTTCCACAGCCAATCAATCGTTTCCCGAAGAGCTTTGTTGGAATCGTCAAGTGCAGGACCAGCCAGGGTTTCCGTAATAGAGGTCTTCCCTCGGATAGACCCATCGACATCCACAGTTCCTCGGCCAGCCGTATCAAGTTGAGGAGAGCCTTGCCTGTACGCCACATACCCCAACTTGAGTGCATCTTTCATCTGCATAAACTGTTCCAGCATACCCCTCACTTCGGTGATGGCTTTCCTATCGCCCCGCAAGCTGTGACCAATCGCCCTCTCAAGGGGGACGAAGAAAAGGTTGGTCAAAGAGCCAAGTAAGTTGACGGTTTGAGACCGTGGGCCAGACAAGTAAGAGTTGTAGATAACTTCACTGAGAACCTGTGGAAGCGTCTTAGTCGAGCTAGCGTGAGCGATACGCATCGCCGCCATATCTCCAGCGTCAACCGCATGAAGCCGCTGGTCTAGCCACTTCTCCGCATCGAACTTGCCCTTATTTAGCTGCTTCCGCAGTGCCGCCAAGTCCTTCGCATCAGCCTCCCCACCGCGAATGAACTGCCCACTTTCGGGGAGTTCCAGGAAGCTGCGGGGAACGCTGTTAAGGTCGGCAAGTCCACGGCCAAACTGACTGTTTGCATCAGACACAGTTGAGAGCAGCGCACCAACCCGCTTCTCCGCGATGATGGCGCTCTCCAACTCTTCGGCAGAGATAGCTTCCCCAGCCCGTCTCTTTGAACGCAAATCAAACAGTTGCTTCTTGTAGTCGTGCACCATGGCGGTCGTGACCTTACGAAGCGCCATCATCCGAACGCGGACCTCACGGAACCGTCCAGTCTCATCCGCCAACATCTTGTAAAGACTGTCGAAGTCCAGACCAGGAATGATGTCCCCGAACAGAGTTGCCGTCTGCTCCGCATCTGCACGGTCCATCGCGGTGGTCGTCTTCTGACCAGTCTGTCCTTGGATTTCTAGCTCACGGACGGTCTGCGTAATCAAGTCACGCACATCCATGTCCTTGGTCAAGCGACCAGGGTTAGCTGGGTCACCTGCGTAAGCCCAAATCAGCCCAAGGTCATACGCCTTGTCATCAAAGAACTCGACATCAAGGCTCTCTACCTCTTCCTTAAAGACGCTCTTCTCTGCTGAACTCAGGTTATCCCAAGCGGCGCGGGGTGCGCTTCGTGCGACTCCTTCAGCCGTGGGTACATCCAGCGTTGGAGCTTCGGCCCGAGGGGCTTCCGGCGTGGGAGCTTCGGCTTTAGGGGCATCAACTTCTTTTGCCCGAAGCTGCTCAATGATGTCGGCAGACTTTTGGTTCGCCTTGACACCAGCTTCCTTAGCTTTCGCCTGTAGTTCAGCCCTGGTCAGTTCTTCCAGACCATCATCTACCTGACCCGCTCGCTGCGCCCGAAGCTGCTCAATAATGTCGGCAGACTTCTGGTTTGCCTTAATGCCAGCTTCCTTGGCCTGTGCTTGTAGTTCAGCCCTAGTCAGGTCTTCCAGACCATCAGGCTCGACTTCGTCTACCCGAGGAACACCAGCGTCCTCGACAGGCGGCAACGCCTCTGCATCTTCGTCAAAGAGCCGTTGCTGCTCTAGCTGTTCAGAGGTTTCTTGAGCAACCTGCTCGGCCTCTACTTGGGCCTTGTTCAGGTCGCCCGTCTCTTCGGCCACCTTCTTGTACTTGCGGAGCGCCTTAACGCCGATAAACACGGCCTCCATCTGAAGACCAATCAAGACCCCCTCAAGAAAGTTCTTGAACCTGCCCTCTGCCTCAGAGTCCGCAGGGTCAGTCGCAAGGAACTCACTGATGGGGTTACGGAGCAGGGGGTACTCGTTAACCAAGTCCGCCAGCCGACCCTCGTGGCCCTTGAAGAACAAGTGGTCCGTAAAGCCAGACTGGACGGTGGTAAGTCCAATCTTTGCTTTCTTGGATAGCTCACCAGCCTTGGCAGCTTTCTTTAGTTCAGCCGCAGTACGAGCCGTCTTACTGAGGCCCACAGCTTTCTTGGCTTTACTGGCCGCTGCTGCCGCTCGTAGACCCAAGGACGCACCGCCAATCCCAGGGACAGCAAAGCCAACCGCAAAGTTCACAATGCTGTCCGCCATGTTGCCGACAAAGGTTCGACTCTCGCCTAACCCCAAGTTGTCTGCAATGTCGTAATCGACACCAGGGATGATGTTGCCGATTTCAAGGATGCCTTCGGCTGCACCAGCCACACCCCGCGCAACACCACCGAGAACATCGGTTCCGTATTCCCACCAGCGGAGGTCTTCCTCTTCCGTTTCTGGGATAGAGGCAAGGGGGTTGGGGGTTAGTGGTTGGGGTGCGGTAAGCCAAACCTTATCCCAAAAATCGTCGTATTCTGGTTCTTGAGCCATGATTAGTTCTGCTCTCTTGCCTTCATAAAGCCAGCCCCGATGTTATAGCTAATAGCAGCTTTTACAAACTGTTCTGGATTCATCAGCTTTTCTTGCCCTTTGTTTGCTTTTCTATAGGCGAGATAAAAGCGGCCCATATCCGTTGCTGACCAAGTTTCAAACTGGTTTTCATCTTTAGCGGCAGTTAACACAGCATTTGCCTCTTCCTGCGTCGTTTCAGGAGGCAACATCAAAGTCCTTGATGGGTCAGTCAAGGCCCGCTCTTCGGCAGGAGTCAGCACAATGCGTCCTTCCCCGAAGGGCAGAGCGACAACATTGGTGTCGGTAAGGTGTTTTACTGTAAGGCCAGTAGCCTGAATGGCTGAGACCTGCTCCGTCATCCAAAAGTCTGCCGATTCCACTGTATCCGGCGTAAACACCCTTCTAACTGTGTTGTTTACACCTTCTGTAGTGGGCGTAAGAGGAACCTCCTTAGTGTTAATAACAACGGTAAACTTCTTAGTGAGGTCACTTGTTCTGTACCCAATGACCTTTACGGGCCGATTGTTAGGGCCAAGAGTGATGAACTCACTACGAAATGCGTTGGTAAATGGAACCTTTGTCTTTATCTCGCGGTTTGCGGGGATTGCACCATATCGTGAAGCATACCGCTGCTGCTCGGACACCAGATTAGCGGCAGCTTCGCGGAAGGTCTGCCAGTTTTCTGGGCTAAATCCGCCTTCTTGAAGCTGTTTCTGAGCCTGGAAAAACTCATGTCCGTGGGTAGTATCAAACTCCGCTTGCGAAAATATCCCCCTCTCCCTTTTGGCAGTTATGGTAGCTGTCTCCATTGGAGACACAGCGGCTGGAGCCGACCCCTCCCTGTAAATGTCCTGAAGTTCATATTGGTCTAGGAAGGGAACAAAAGCCTCTTCTAGTTCAGCTTCAAAGGCTCCTTTCAGCGCACTCTGCCCCTGGACAGAAAACTTAGTAACGGTGTTTCCTTTGTCGTCCTCATACGGGGTAAACCACTCATCGAGGACTCGCGTAGCAATCAAACTAACCAACTTGTCTGCGTCACTTTTAGTAAGGCTGGCCACAGCCTGGACGTCAGGCCGGTCACTTTGTTTATCCTGAGCTAGTTTTCTGTATGTCTCCGTCAATGAAGGTGACTTAGCAGACACAAGTGCCTCTTTTGCAATGTCTTTCTGGTCGCTGTTCTTCACTGCCTCCTGAAGATATGAAAGGTGGTTGAGCCAAAGCCTAGGTTCAACTTGGTCTTTGAGTCTTTTCCACTCGTTCAATGCAACCAGCGGGGTTTCCGCAGCGGTATTCCTTGATGCCAAAACCAACTCCCCATCTTGTATCTCCTTCTCCGTTCGGTCCCGAGTAGTTTGGGTGTGTTGCTGCGAGCCGATGCGCCGTACTGTCTCCATGTATTCGTTGAACGTTTCGTCAGCAATCTCATTCACTGCTCGTTTGCTGTAGCCGACTAAGATTTCCGCTGCCTTGTCCTGAAAATATTTATGTTCTAGAGTAATTTTATTTTTATTAAAGTCAGCAATAGCAGCCTCCCCAACATACGAGAACTCGATTCTGGCATTGGTAAGCTCCTGCTCCGTTTCGTTCGTCCCCGTCGGACGACGCCCTAACACATCGATGGCCTCATCAATACGTGCCATCGCCTCCTGGGAAACCTTACTAAGGCCCACAATCGGGGTATCTCCCAACTCTTCCGCGACTGTTTTCAGCTCTACCAAATCCTCAAGTCTATTGCTTTGTTTGAGCCGGTCAGCCAAGGTAACCAGCACATCGTCCAGAATCTCTTGCTGCTCCCCTGGCTTCAAGGTTTGCCTAAAGGTCTTAAACACCTCGTTCATGCCTTTGGAAACTAACTCCGTAAAAGGCTCTTCCAGATTTGAGGTAACGCCCTCGGTTTCCTCAAAGAAGCCTCCAAGTGATTCAACAAGCCCCGTCTTCGCAGTTCTTATGCCCTCAGCAACGCGGCGCTCCTCGGCCTTAGCTGACGCTTGCGTCTTAAACCGCTCCCTGAACTCGCGGCTCGACTCATCAAGCTGGTTAAGGTACAGAGCGTTGTTCTTCAGATGCTCAGGATTGTTCTCCAGCATTGCTGCCCGAGTCTCATCCAGGATAGCTGCGGCTTGCTCTGGGTTATTCCAGTCTGTCGCTTCAGCAAACCGAAGGTTCGCTTGCCGCTCAAACTCTTTCGCGTCGTTGGCCGCCTTTTGTTTCCAGATATATTCAAACTGACGGGCTTTGTATGCGCCCTCATCGACAGCAGCTTTCCTCTGCTCTGGCGTTAGCTCTTGCCACTCTACCCAGGCAGTCTTATCGGCCTCAATGCGCTCTGGCTCAGTGGCCTTAGCGTATAGCTCAAGGCTGCTACTAAGCCCCGACAGAGCCTGACCCATGCGGACCAAAGGGTCATCCTGGGGACGAGCGACAGGCTCCGCATACGGCGCTACAAAGTCGTCCGAAACGCGAACAAGAGGCTCACTGATTTTGGGAGCTTCTTCGTCAAAAGAGATACGCTTGTTAGCCATAGTCTAGTCAAAAAGGTCTTTACCCAACGAGTAGCCTCGGACTCCAGCCGAAGCAATGCCCAGGATGTCCGAAATACCAAACCCACTAGCCACAGGGATTTGACTGTAGAGTTGGTTGACGCGGGACTGGTACTGAACATTCGCTCCCCGCGCCATAGAAGCGATGTTAGTGGCGGATGCCCGTTGCGCTCTGCGGCCTTGCTCTGCCGCCTGTAGACGGTATCGAATGTTGTCGTGAAGGGAGGCGTTTACAAGGTTCTCCCCAGCAGACAAGCTCTCCATGTGAATCCGCTTGTCCCGCTTCCTCAGTTCAGCAGCCGTGTTTGCCGAGAGGATGCTGGCCTCCTGCAAGCCCCGCTTTGTGAGGTCACTTAGCGTTTGAAGGTAGGCTTTCCTGGCGTTCGCCGCTCCCTGTTCGGCGTAGGTAATCCCCGCCTCTTGGGCAGCTTTAGAAGAACGATAAGCCCCGTAAGACTGAGCCGCCTGGGAAGCGGCAGACATACCTGCTATCAGTTGAGGTTTACACATAAATCATTTCTCCTTGGTGGGAGTAGCTAATGAACACAAAATCCGAACTTTCTACTGGTTCACTGACATCAAAGCCCAACCACTTCAGCCACTTAAGGTGAAGCTGGTTGTCCTTATGTGCATAGTTATACACAAAGTCGTAGTCTTTCATAAGGTCGATTAAGTACGGCTTAGACTCACGGATAAACGAGAAGGTGACCTTCTCAATGTCAGGAGTTCCAAGCAGCCACACGCACCCCTCGCCCTCCTGGGCGGGGACAACACCAAACATGGCGGCTGGCTTGCCGTCAACATGAAGAGTCATGGGCTGGACGCTGTAGTAGAAGCCCTCAATCAAGGACTCCTTATAGTCATCGCTCCCCACCATTGCTTCGATTTCCTTAGCATCCGCAGGGCGCAGATTGTCCGCGATATACAACGCGTCTTCCAGCACCGACGCCAGCACTTGAATCCTCATCAGATGCGTGAAGTGGTGGGGGTGTACGCCCGTGAAGTTCGGGAGGTATACGCACCCTCAAAGTGAATGCTTGAGATAGTGCTGGGAAGGGGGGAGTCGTTGATGACTTTAATCGTGGCATCATCCGCACGACACCTGATTGGGAAGTTGAATGTCCCCGAACTGACGGGGTTATCACCAATCACCAGAACCGCAGCGCCCAACACTCGTCCCGTAAAGTCATACTCATAGGCATCACGGTTGACGGGGGTGACCTCAATGCGGAAGAAACCCGAATCTGCGTATTCAATCGTGCCTCGACGCAACTGAAGGCGACCTTCGTAGATGATTTGGCCTTGGCTGTCGCGCATCCTGGGCGGAGACATCTGGTAGGTCAGGGTGTATTTCTCTCCAATCCACACAGCGGTCGTGCGGTGGTCGCCTTGAACCTTAAGTTCGGCCTGACCAGCGGCGTTATGCCCAGGGGTGGTGGACAGGGTAAGCAGTTTACCTCCAGTCACGGAAGTCGTAGAGCGGGTCACCACCTGCATCGTTACGCCTGACCCAATGTTATAGGGCAGAGTGTAGGTTGTCAGGTCGGTAGTCGAATCGTAGGCAATGGTGGTATCGGAGTCCTTCAGTCGGCGGTCCAGATGCGTCAGGTAGTCCGCATCGGTGTCCACTTGCTTCGCTTGGAAAGTAATCCTCTCCAGGAACCACCCCTCACCAGCACGACGGTTCACCATATACAGCGAGTTGTTGGCAAAGCCCATGCCTCGGATGTTGCTGTTGGCAAAGGTGAACTTGCTCCAGCTAGTTTGAACATCCTCCTCGCGTCCAGCGTAATACTTGTAGATGAACAGGCTTCCCGTCTCAGAGGAAGACCTAGCGCACATCAGGTTCTCCGTACCAAACGCGGCCATCTCCTTGATGTTGCCAGGGATGTACCTAGGGATGTGGAAGGTAATCTCCGTATCGCTGTACTGGCCCTCCACAGTACCCGAAGGGATTAGCTGATACACCCCACTATAGTCCCCCCGTCCGAACGAGAAGAAAATGCGGTTAGCGTTGACAACAGGACGAGCTTCGCCGCTTGAACGGTAACTGGAAAGCAGCATCGCCTGGACCGTATCGTTGCTGAGAACGGGCGTTCCCGTGACGCGGAACTGGTCGTTGTCACCAAACATGATAAGGTCATCCTGGAAGGACGCTGCGCTGTGGAAGTTGACCGCATCATTGTGGTTGATGGTCAGGTTGATGCGGTCAGTCGCCAGAGAGTCGGACACGGACACCGTGTAGAAGTTAAAGAACTCCCCGCCCTCTGAGAAGGTGATGTTATCGTTCGTCAGGAACCCGAGACGGTTCTTATGGAACACCATGTCTCGGATTTTTGCGCCAACGAACAGGGGATTCTTGTTCGTTAGGGCATCCCCAGCTTCACGGTCAGCCCAGGCAAAGGTGCTAGGGCCAGCGGGGGTAAAGTCACCATCTGCTTTAGCAAAGGTAAAGGAGCCGTCCGTGTTCTTGAACAGGACATGGGGCATCGTTGCGGGGTCCAGCTTGTACTCAATGCCTGGAGCCACCGTTTCAACCCACTGGCCTTCCCCCATCGTCGCAAGGACATCAGAGTCCCGCATATCAAACTTAACATAGTAGTCATCAATGGCCGACTCTGGAGCGCCCGTAATCTTGACGATAAAGCCTTCGGGGGCGTAGACGGGGAGGTCTGATAGCTCTCTAACCTCGTCCTTAATCGTCCCTATGTAATCCTCATTCCTTGTGTGGAGGGAAGACACAACGATGTCATCCGAGTCTGCATCGTTGTACAGCCAAATGGTAGGACCAGCCGAAGTAGCGGTGATTCCTGAGATAGCGTTTAGGTCAGAAGCCAAGTTGGACGCAGCGCTTTCTATATCCCCGCTGTCATTCTCTGTCACGGTCACGCCATCAACAGTCACCTTATATGAGCCGTGGCTGCCGCTACCCTTAAGAAAAATAAGGGCTTGGCCCCCCGTCATCGACCCCAGCGCGTTGTTGGTGGGACTCAGGGAAGAGTCCATCGCCACCGTCTGTGACGGGTTCAGGACAAAGGTGACATCAGCCAGGGTCAGAAACCTGTACTCTGGGTCATCTGCGGCCACAGAAAGGTAACTGGTTCCATCCGGCGTGTGGACAGTCTTTGCAGTGCCGTCCAGGTCATACACAGTCAGCGTCTCATCCTCAATGAGAACTAGATGCTGGTCAGAACTACCACGGTCGATAATGTGGACGCTGTTGAGGTCCGTATCGGAACCCGTGTCTGCCTTTAGTTTCTTAATATGCTCAGTCGGAGGGCGCTTGCGCAGACCTTCAATGATGGAGGAGTAGCCGTTCTCCTGAGATTCGGCAAAGCCCTCACGGCGAATAACCGTGGGCTGCTGGCTGACACCATTGAAGATTCCCCTGACAGGGAACGATAAGAAACGCTCTTGTACCATTAGCTGACGCGGTCAATCGGGGAACCACGGCGAACAGCGTTAAAGGTGTCCGCATTATCGAAGATGCTGTGGTCCGCCGTCCAGCCTTCGTACTCTATCAGGCTAGTCCAGGCGTAGCTCTCGTCATTCCGCGTGAACTGGTGGTGAGTGGTAGAACCAACCACACGGTCCTGAAGAATACGAGCGGCACGGATGGTGATGTATTGTTTCGCGGAGTGGGGCAGGTCTTCAAAGTCCAGCCCGTAGACGACCGTGGCCTTGACCTCGTCGTCAAACTCAAAGGTGTGTTCCTTACGGTCGTACAGCTTCGTGCCGCGAACCACCACATCCAAATCCCCCGCATTGTGGGCCTCAAGGTCTACGCGGAGATAACCCGAGGGGAACGAAATTAACTTGGTGTTCACATCGGGAGTCAGCACCACATCAAACTCAGTGTTGAAGTGCCAGCCCTTAGCTTGGACATCGCGGTTCACTTCGTCCAAGACATTAAGAGCAATCTGCGTATCAGCAGATACAGCGCCAACCAGAGTGTTGACAGGCGACTCTCCAATCACGGAGAGCATCGTATTGATGGCTTCTAGTTTTGAGAGGTTGGAGAGCATTGCTTTTACTTTTCAAGAAAAGGGGGAAGCAGCCGAAGCCACCTCCCCCAAACACACACACACACAGCAAGGAGGATAAACCTCCCGCTGGTTAGACAGCCAGCTTGAAGTAGCCAGCCGCGTCCTGGCGCAGGGGAGCAGTACCCAGAGCCATCTTAGCGACGAACAGAGTACCCTGACGCTCAACCATGTAATCGCTTTCCAGAGCAATGTCCTTCAGCTTCACGGTGGCGACAGCCTCTTCGTGACCAAACACACCAGCGTAGAGGGAATAATCCACGCTAGCTTGGTTCTGGTTACCCGCAGCGACAGTGTAGTTCACACCAACATCATCGACATGGTTCGACTTGTAGACCTTGATGCCAGCCACTTCCATGACCTTACCAGTGGCGACAGAGCCGCTACCGCTGTAGTCAAGGTTGATGGCGTTGCCAAGGGTTCCAGCCTTCTGAATCAGGCGGTAGTACAGTTCAGGGCCAACGACCGCAAAGCGCCCCTCTTCGGGGAGGTCGTTCGCGTCCATCTTCTCAGCCGCCTCAAAGAAAGCACCAATCATGCCAGCACTGGTCACATCGGCCTTGGTGGCAGCACCGAGGTCCACATTGCCCATACCAGAAAGAATCGGGTCGGAGGCGCTGCCGCCAGCCGACTGATACATGGCGCGGATGATGTTCTTATCAAGCTCGTAGGACAGAGCGCGACCAAGCTCTTGCGAGAAGGGGCCACGGTAGTCGTAGTGCGACTTGGCCTCGTCCAGGGAGTCGATAAAGCACGAAGCCGTGAGCAGGTCGTCAATCTTGACGAGCTTCTCGTTGGTCTTCATCGTGCTGAGGTAATCAGTAGTGCCAGCGTCCTTGTCAAGAATCAGGGACTCACCAGGAGTGTGATACTTGGCAACAGCCTTGCCAGTGATGGGGAACTGTGCCGAACGACCCGAGGAGATAGTGCGGACACGGGTAAGCGGGAGCATGACATTCGCTTCAGCGAAGGCGGTAGACACTTCGCCAGCAAACACCTTGAGGAACATGGCGTTGTCGGTAGCCCAAGTTCCAGTATGAGCGCCGGAACCGCTAGCCTGACCGCCAAGAGAGACTTTCATAGCCATAGTTTTTTCCTATTTTAGTAGGTCAAAGAGAAAGAGTAAGAAGTGCGTTTGGCTTTCGTGAAAGTTATCCCTCGCAAGGGGCAGACACTAGATTCCTACGCGGGGTTCGCTTAGATGTTGGATGCGGCAATCCGATTCGCCACCGACTGACGGTACGCAGCGTCAGTCTTGTAGCGCGGGTCGCTCATTGCAGCCCTAACCTCAGCGATAGAGTGAAACACCTCAGACCCTGGTTGGGCCTGAGTACCTTGGACTAGATTTGGAGCCTTGCCGACAGCTTTGATGTACTGGGCATACATACCCTGTACCGCCATCTTTGCAGTCTCTTTATCTAGCTCAATAGCTTTGTCATAGGCGTTAATCTCCGCCTCAGACAAAGTAGATTGCGCCCATTCTGCCATAGCTTTGTAGTTCTCCTCGCCACCAATCGTGGACACAAGTTCCTTGGCTTGGAACTGGACGAGAGCTAGCTGGCCTTCAGCATACAGGTCTACGATTTCGCGGGGCAGGCCCATTTTCTCAAGCTCACCGTATTGCTCATCGGTGAACTTGTAATCCTGCTGCTGCCAAGCGTTTGAGTACTCTTGCAGGACTTCCTGCGTTAGAGCGGGAGCTTGAACTTGGTCAGCCTGTTCGCCAGCCTCATCAGGAGCATCGCTACTTTGCTTACGCTCCAGTTCAGCATACGCTTGAGCCATCGCTTCAGGAGAGCCAAACTTTTCCGGCAGCCACTCTGGACGGGCTTCAGGAGTTTCTTCAGTGACTGGCTCAGTCGCGGGGGCAGAGTCGGGAGTCTCAGTTTCATCGGTAAGTTCAACGCGTTCGTGCATGGGTTATTCCTGTGGCGGTTGTTGGGGTGCGGCCATCATGCCCCTTACGCCCTCTTGGATGACTCCAGGAGCGGCGTTCTGAACCATCTGCATCATCTGAGCTTGCTGGGACTCAGCCATCACTTCATCTGGTTTACGGACCAGCCCTTCAGGGTTGATACCAAGAGAAGCAGCGCGGCGAGTCAGGTACTCTCCGATGTTGATGTAGTTCTGGACAGCTTCAGGCCCAAAGACTTGACCGATGCCAGCGATGAAGCCGTCAAGACGAGACAAGTCCATGCCCCGACCCATAGCGTCAACGCCAGTAATAATCATCGGCGTAATGTATTCCTTTGGCAGCTTCGGCAGCTTGCCCGTCTTGGACATCTGCTCAATCAAGCGGGTTACCAAAGGCAACTGGAGGGTAGTCGCCAGTTGCGAGTAGACCGAGGAGTGCTGACGCTCAATGCTTTGCTGCACCAAACGAACCTCCTCTGCGGTCACACGCTCCGCGTTGCGGATGGTGTCCGTGGTCAGGAGGAAGGCGTAGTTCAGCCGCTCCTGAATCTTGTTGACCGTCTCAAAGGCAATGCGGAAGTCCGCAAACTTACCTAGCTGAAGGACGGAGACATCACCTGCATTGCCCTCACGGATAGCCCCATTGGGAGCTTCCGCAATCGTCCGCGCACGGGTCGTACCGTTGGGGGACACCAGGAACAGGCAACGAGCAGCAGCGGCTGACCCCTCGACCAGCGCCTTTTGCAGCGCCTCCATCGACATCAGGTCGCCGTAGTATTCCTCCACCAGGGAGCGGCCATAGTCCTGCCCATCAACGATGTGCATACGCAGGGCCATGAAGGGGGACTTCTCCATCGGGTACTCGCCCTCGGAGCCAGGGATAACCTCCCCGTAAATCTCCTGATGGATGTAGTAAGTACGGTCCTCCAGGTACGCACAGGTGTACAGGTCGCAGGAAGTCTCGTTCTTGTCACCCTTCACCTGAAGGATTTCAGCGGCACTTTCAGGCAACGCAGAGTGAGCGATTTCCTCCTTCGTGATGACCTTCAGGACATTGCCGGAAGGGTCACGCTTGACTGCGTAGTTGTTCAGGTTAAACATCCGCAAGCTGTTATCCTCACGGAGGAACAGCAAGCAGTTACCCGCGACAATCAAGTGCTTGAGAGCCTCTGCCAGGGATGGGCGGAAGTTAGAGATTTCTACTTCCTTCATCACCGCCCGTTCCATACGGGCTAGGCTGGAATCAATCTCCGACTTGACATCGTCAAGACCATCCAGGTCTTTCAGAGCCGCCTCATCCAAGGCGAGACGAAAGAACGGCTGGTCTTGGGGAGGCAAGAGCGCCAGCAGCAGAGCCGCAGAGAGGTTGTTTACACCCCTTGCACCGATGCTGTTATACGGCGTGTCAATCCGAGACGAAGCGTTAAACCCCTCGTCTACGAACAGAGAGGGGATAGTCAGACGGGCGCAATCCCTAGCGCGTTGGAGGTAGGGAAGGCGGCTCGCTGACAGCTTCTCGTACTGAGACGCAACCGTTCCGTGGGTGTATTCCAACCTTAGTACCTAACATTCATGCCGCTGTAGTTCCTCAGACGCAGCGCAGACAGGCCGCGACCACGAACCTGCTCTTGACCGCCAACATCTTTGACGCCAGCCTTCTTAATGTTCCCGACCCGACCAGCGGTTTTCGAGAACACTTCCTTGGGAGGCTCAGGAACAGGGTCGCTTCGAGGAGGCGTTTTGGGCCGTCCGATGCACATTTTATTTCAACTCGTCTGGAGGGAATACAGTGTTTTCCTGTTCAGCCTTGACCGCTACCAGGAAGTCAATAACGCTACGCTGCCCTGCCTTAAACCAGACCTCTTTCTCGTCTAAAGTTAACTCAGGGCAGCGGTGGGGGTACAGCTTATCCAGCGCATCAAGCAGATTGCTAGGGATTAGTGGGATTTCTTCCATGAGACTGTAGGTATGCGTAAAGCAAGACCGAGTAGTTAATCAGGTCAATCAGAGTATCTTCGACCTTTTCGTCGGGGACCAAGAGGTCGGCCCCCGTCGCCATAGTACTGAGCCTGGACATCTTATCCGTCATCCGCACAAGAAAGCCCTTCTCGGTAGAGGTGATTCCCATCGACTCGACCCGCTGGAAGTTGGCAAATGGGGTGTCCCCCTTGTGACCAGCGTAATCGTTGTTCTTCTTACGCATCAGTTCCAACGCCTGACCACACAGGCTGCGATGGAGTTCAAACAGTTCGGTCGTATTCATTGTAAGTCTCGGGGGTCCAGTGGTTAATGTTGCCAGTGCGGAAGTCGTAATCGTCGCCTCTGAGAATGTAGGTCAGTCGGGCCTGAGTGATTGCGTATTCCTCATTCATCCCCGATTCTTCAAATATCCCCACGACTTGGCTCCACATATCTGAAGGCGGGGCAGCGCGGAGCTTCTTCCGTGCGGTCACAGGGCCAACCTTGGGGCAGCCCTTGATGTTGTCCGTTGAGTCACCCGTCAGAGTCTGAATCAGGTGGTGGTAGATGGCCTCATGGGGCTTGATTTGGTAGACCCCACTCTCGCCCTTCTTGGCTTCGCTTCTGGGGTCGTAATGCAGCCCAGGGACAGTCTGCAAGTCCTTGTCGGAGGTGACCATGATGTCGCCCTCCTGGGCCAGAATACCCAGCAGGTCATCAGCCTCTAGGTGAGGGACAGCCATGCTTCGGTACTTCTCCATGATGTACTCCCGAAGCGGGACCAGGACCACAGGCTTGCGCTTCCCAGAGCGGTTGGCCTTGTACTCAGGGTCGAGCTTCTTGCGGAAGATGTCCTTCCCAGAGAAGCAGATGATGAAGTCATCCACGCCAACCGTGGACACCACCTTGTCTACCTGTTCCGAGAAGGCCCGTTGAGCAGGGCCAAGCTCCCCGTAAAGGGTGTAGAAGTTCTTCCCAGCGTCCCAGCAGACCTCTGTCTCACTGGCAAAAGCACACTGGTAAAGGAAGATGTCCCCGTCGATGATTATTTTTGAACTCATGTGTGTTAGTGGGTTTCCGCCCAGTTGTTTCCAATCTTGTAATCGCCATCCAAAGGGCAGCGAAGGTTAAAGAACCGCCCCGCTTCACGGAACGACTCCACCAGAATCTCTCCAACCTGTTCGGCCAGCGGTTCGCGGACCTGTACTTGAAGTTCATCGTGGATGTGTGCGACTTGGGCTACATCTTCGGTAGTCCATCCCGCTGCGGCAAACTTCTCATTTGCCAGGACCGTTGCCTTCTTCATGGCGACGGCTGCGCCACTCTGGAGAAGAGTGTTAAGCGCCGAGTGTTCCGAGCGGCAGGTCAATGGTCTACCGTCCAGGCCCGTAAGGTTGCCTTTGTCTCGGACAACGGCCTTGACCTGCTCAATCAGGGTCTTCAGGGCTGGCATCCCATCAAGGAAAGCCTTCTGAAGTTTCTTCCCCGCCGCAGGGCTGACGCCAATCGTCTCACCAATCTTAGCTGGACCGCCACCGTACAGGGTGCAGTAGATTAAAGTCTTAGCCTTGCTCCGTCCGTTGGGGTCATCGCCAAGTCCAGCGGCGTGTTGGTTTACCGAGTGAATGTCGCCCTCAAGGATAGCCTTAGTGTAATCGTCTGACCACCGCCCCGTGTAGTGGGCGAGAATCCGAAGCTCCACCTGAGCAAGGTCAGCACCAACCAGCTTGTAGCCTGGGGGGACCGTAAACAGTTCCCGACACTCCTTGCCGTAGGCTGCGCCAAGGCCAGTTGTCTGCCCAATGTTGGGTCGGCTGTGAGTACAGCGACCACTGACCGCGCCGTTGTGGTTGATGCGCCCGTAAATGCGGCCTTGCTTCTCCAGCTTCAGCCACGCCGAGTCACCATCACCCAACATACCGAGACGCTTGGTAATCATCAGGAACTCATTAAGCAGCCTTGCTTCAGGGAAGTGCAGCTTGGATAGAACCTTTTCGTCTACCTTTGGTCGGCCATCGGGAGTGAACTCTTTAGGCTTCCACCCGTAGTGATTGGTCAGGGCTTCGGCAATCTGAAGTCGGCTGTTCGGGTTGAACTCCTCGCGCTTCACCTTGTACGGCCCAGGCTCCAGCAGCTTTCGCTCCTTGGCGGGACAGTCACCCTTAAGGGCGTACCGCTCCTGAGTCTCTGGGTGAACCCAGTACTGGCGAGTCTTCATCGGAGTCTCCTTCGCAGGGAACACCGATATCAACTCTTCCTCAATCTCGGCTCTCCGCTTGACCAGCTTCCCATACAGGACTTGGGCCTTGGCGACATCGAACTCAAACCCCACCTCCATCTGACTGTCGAGTACCTTTGCAAATCCCTGCTCCAACTCGACACAGGAGTCAGGGAGCTTTAGGTGGTGGTACAGTCTCCGAGTTAGCTCGCAGTCCTGAAGACAGTACTCCCCCATCTCCTCGGTGTACTTCTCCCAGGCGTTCTCCTGCTTACCGTAGTCTCCCTTGTAGAAGTTTAAACGGTGTCCCCAGGATTCCAGGGAGTGACGGCCAATCAGCTTCGGGGGGAAGTCTTCCCTGGTGAAGTCCTGGTTCTTCATGTCCGCAAACTTGATGCGAGACATAATCACCGTGTCACGGATGTCCCCCCCAAAGGTCCACTCAGGGTGCAGCTTTTGGAGAACAGGAAGGTCGTACCCCTGGATGTTGTGACCAATCAATCGGTCGGCAGCGGCCAACACATCCAGCCCCTCAATAATCTCATCGGGGCCGAACAGTCGCTTGTAGCTGCCATCTTCGCTGACCACACCAATGCAGTGAATCACGGAAACGGAGTCAAGCAGACCGTCCGTCTCCAGGTCAAAAATCAAAGTGCTTTGGTTCATCGGGCTGTTTGGGGCTGACGATGGAGAAGCGCATCTTCTTCTTGTCGAACACCAGCGTTTCCATCGGGCCAGTGTCGCCAGAGAATCGGTTCTTCAGGCAACGGCAAAGGACATGGTTAGGGTTCTCCTCATCCTGCTGGTCACGCTCCAGGCCAATGCACATATCGGCAAGGCCAGCGATTTGAGTCGAGCCACGGAGCAGAGACAGAGAGGTCTGACCACCTTCCTCCATCGGTCTACCTTCGGTGCGCTTGAGGTGACTGACAACAACCAGACCGATGTTCAGGTTCTCCACCGTCTGCCGCAGCTTGGTCATCACCGCGTCAATCCGCCGGCGCTCGTCGCCTTGGTCAGCACCGCCTGACAGCATCAGGGTCAGGTGGTCAAGGAAGACATACTTGTACCCAGCGTGAGCCAGGAACTGAATCTTCTTCATCAGGTTATCGGGGTCGATGGAACCGAAGTGGTCGTAGAGGACGATGTGTTCCGTGCCGAACACTTCCTCAAACGCCTTGTCACGCTCGTCTTCCGAGATGTCGTAGTTCAAGTGCAGGGCTTTCCCCGTGTGGATACCGAGGAACTGAAGCGCAGACTGGCGGACATTCTCTTCCAAGGCGATGTAGGCCACCTTGGTTTGTCGGCTCAGGTGGTAAGCAATCTCACGGCATACCGTGGACTTGCCGATACCAGTTCCCGCCGTGACAACGACCAGTTCCCCACGGCGTAAGCCATAGGTCTTCTGGTTCCATCCAGGCCAGGGGTAATCGTAAGCCTCCACCTCGGTCATGTCCGTCACGGCAGCGTAGATTTCATCCTTAAACGCTAGGCCATCAGGGCGGTGGGGCTTGGCCGACCACATACAAGACACAAGCTCCTGCACCTTGTTGGCTTGGAGCATCTCGTTGATGTCCTTGAAACCTTCAGGTAGCTGGGCGATGTGCGCCTTGCCTGGACTGAGCAGTGCCGCGCACTCAACCGCAGCTTCCTGCCCTGGCTTGTCCATGTCGAACATGAACACAACCTTTTCAAAGCTCTCGACAAACTCAATGTTGTCGCGGATGCTTTTGGAAGCCGACTGTGCGCCGTTCGGTACGCCGACAACGGGCCACTTCAGGCTTTGGACCTGACCCATAGAGCAGGTATCAACCTCCCCTTCGCAGATAACAAGCTGCTTGCCGCCAGACCACAGGTGCTGACCAAACAGTTGCATCCGCCGTGCGTCGCCGACAATGCGGAAGTTCTTCTCAGAGTCACGGAGCTTCTGCGCCACGACCCGTCCATCTTTATCTCGGTAGCTGGCAACTTGGTACTTGCCGCTAATCCCGTAGCCAAACTTACGGCAGGTATCCTCCCGCAGTTTGCGCTTAGGGATGTCACCGTACTCAACATTAAGGAATCGTTGAGTCAGCGTTTCCATGTTTCCTCCTTTGCTGGGTGTTTCATGTGTCTGTGTATGTGAACGACAGCTAAAGCAGTATTCGTGGTCAGAGTAGATAGCTCTAGCATCACTGCTGCCGCACTCGTCGCACGGGCCGTGCCTTAGGAATCGACTATCCGTAGCTTCATCTCGATGAAACCCTCTTGGCCCGTCTCCGCCCATCGCTTCTCTCCCTTGACTATGGTGATTTGGTTATCGTCTACGAGGATGATGTCCTGGATGCTATCTTGAATCGCCTTAAGGCAGTTGTCAACATCAGCCCTGGGGTACTCCAGCTTCGTAGACTTGGGTTGCTTGAAGTTGAATACGAACTCGCACTCAACTGTTTGGGACAAGGGTAGGTCACCCCGACCTACCCCTGAGTTTCGTACCGCTTCTTCGATTGCTTCTGGTGCAGCCTTCCGAAACGCGGTGTATGTCTTGCTGTAATAGCATCCCCACTTTGAAACCCTTGGCCTACTAGCTGGCACAGGGTTGATGGGGATAGTGAACTTGAGGTAACTCCTCGCCACTAAAAGTCAGCGCCGCTATCGGTCGCTGGGCTGTCGCTGGAGTCCTCCACTCCAGGAAAGCCATCACCCTCTACATCGAACAGCTTATTGGCCAACTCGTCGGAGTTAGTCACATAAGTCTTGTGGTCGATGAGTTGAACAATCTTGATACGCAGCGTCAGGCCGAAGCCAATCGGTGCGTTCCAAGTGTACGGCTCAAAGGCAATGCGGATGACGCTGCCGCCACCGACACTTTCCATCGGGACTTCCATCGGCTGACGGCTTGCGTTCAGCCAAGCGATGCGGTTCTCCCAGGTCTTGCCAGTGCGACGGTTCTCGCCAGTCGCCTTCAGTTTGAACTTGAAGGCCGTCTCGCCAGTCGCCTCACCAGTATCGGGGTCTTCAAGGTCAACCCAAGGGAACTCGCTGTATTGCTTCAGCTTCTTCCCCTCTTCCTGGCAAGCGGTGTTGTACGCCTCCTGGTAAACCTTAGTCAACTGTGCCTTGAACGCCTCGCTGTCGGCCTTGTTCAGGACAAGCTGGCACTTGTACTCAGGAGCCGAGTTGTACTTCTCAGCAAAATCGTAGTCAGGCTGGGTCAGCCACGGATAGCGAGCAACCCCTTTGGGACTCGCCAGTACTTGCGGTTTGTTTGTCATGCGTGTTTCTTCTAGTTAAAGAAGTAGGTGGAATGAAGTACCTCACTTGGATTCAAATCGCCAAGCTGAGGTGGTTGCGGGAAATCAATATCCGGCAACTGTTTACACAATTGGTCGCGGAAGTCCTGGAGGACATCGACGCTGAACAACTGAGAAGCGGCCTCGCGCACGGCATGGGCGAGGACAGGGAGGTCGGCAGCATGGCAGCCGTAACTATCGTGAACCATGCTGAAGTGCGTGACGGCTGTCGCCGCGCAGACGGTCTTCGTCAACAGTGCGCTGTCCATGCTGTGTGTGAAGTTCGCGGTAATGGTCTGCTTCTGCCGCTTACCGCTCAGTCCAAGCGTGGGTTCTTGGACATAACTAACATGGTAGCGTTGCCCCAGGTTTGTGCGGACTTTCCGCAGGGCTTTTTTCATGTACTTGTTGGTGACCTGTAGCCCCGTGGGCAGGGTCCAGGAGACACCCTCCTGTTGCTTGAACGCCAGCCCCACACAACTCTGGAGGTATTCCTTGCCTTGCAGCACAGCAGGGATGTGGTCAGGCAAAACCCTCCACACCTGTTTAGCTAGGTAGTTCGCCCCCTGGTAATCGCTGCGCCATGAAGGGTCGATGGTCCCCTCCACCCGCTTCTTCTGGAGCCAGTCATAAATAGTATGGGCTACCCCAGCAAGCGTAGCAGAGTAGGGGATAATCATGACCCCGTGCTTGACGGTGCTTCGGTCGATGCCGATGCGCCTCCACTCCCTAGCGAAGAAGTTCTCCTCCAGGGTGGCCGAGACATCAGCAGCGACATCGGCGTACAGGTCTTGCGGACTCCCCAGGTCGGTGCAGTTGGTGGCCTCGCCTGTCTTACGGTCACGCATAATCAGCGACCAGATTTGGCAGCCGTTGTTCGTGCCGTCGATTGAGCAAGGCAAAGAGCTAGGCGTCGAGGGGTCAGCCTCAATGGCCGCGTATTCGATGCACCACGCCATGAACTGAAAGGGGTCTTTGGCGCTCAACCAAAAGCTCATGTGGTTTAGCGGTTCGCGTCCAGCGTTGACAAGGTCTTCCGATGCGCTATCCACCCAGGCGATGCGGTCATCCAAGGTTTCCGAAGTCAACCCGTAGTGGTTTGCACCTTGAACCTTGTACGCTTTGCGCTGCTCGTCAGTAGTCAGGGGCTTACCCACCGAGAACTTCAGCAGGGAGCGGTTCAGGTCATCACCTTGGTTGTTCAGGCCAGTCGAGGTCGAGTACATACGGCCACGAAAGTCCAACTGCTGCACGAAGTAGAACTCAGGGTACTGACTGTACTCCTCCGCTTGCTGCAACAGCCGCGCAACCGTTAGCTTCCTGTTCTTGCGCTTGTTGTTGGCGTTCAGTACCCATGCCTTAGCCGCTCCGTAGGCTTTGCGAGACTCAGGGTTGTCCTCAATGTCCGTGGGCTTGGTCGGCAAAGGGATTGGCTCCTTCGTCGGCAGTCCAGGAAGCTCGACCTGATTGTCGTACAGGTGGCGGACGACCTTCAAGACATCTTGGTTGACCGCCCAGCCAGTTGACTGCACACGGTTGACCGCTTCGTAGACTTCAGGTGCAGACTCAGGAGTTAGGTGACTGTAATCGGCTTGGCTCTTGACCAAGGTGGTAGGGATAGTCAGGAACCCGCCAGTATCGTGTGATGTCCAAGGCACAGGCTCGCTGACCATCGGTGTAAACAGTGGCCGAAGCTCCTCACGAAAAGTGTGAGCATTCTCCAGCCACTCCATCATAGATGCAGTCGGAACAACCACACTTTTGTTCCTGTTGCGGCGGCTGTCGTAACGAGTTTGAATCTCAACGACACCAGTGGAAGCGACGAACAAGTCCAGGCCCACAACCCCAGCCCGTAACTTGTCCGCCGTTGTCCATGTGTTCTCTAGCTCACCCAAGCGTTTACGCAGGGTTTGAAACATCGCGTTCGTCTGTCGCTGAGTACCGCGATTCCTCCACACCGATTTCTGAATAACAGCAAACCACTCAGGCGACTGGCGACGGTAGCAATCAAGTGCTTGCTCTTGGGCTATCGCCGAACCCACCGCCATGTGTAAAGCGGTGATGCTCTTGGCAGAAGACAGCGAGTTCAGGATGGCCCGACTAATCAGCAACGCCGTGGTTTCCAGAGGCAGCGCATCCAACAAAGGGAAAGCAGCGTGGCCTCTGCCAGCTTGGGTTGCCGCCTTGACCTTCCACTTATCTAACGCCTCCTCTACGAAGGGGGAAAGGTTTGCCAAGGCAAGGCGACCGACCGCCGTCTCGCATTCCTCACGGTTCTCCTTGTAGTGGCTAACCGTAGCCCGATACCGCTGCTTGGCTTTGTCAACAGCCAGCTTCTCTAGCTTTACTTCGTCCATGTCTCCAGCTTGTCGATGGCCGACAGCTTGTTCTGTGGGCTAAGGTGTGCGTAACGAAGCGTCGTGCTAATGTCCTTGTGTCCAGCCAACTCTTTGACCACCGCTAGGCTTTCACCAGCTTGTACCAGCAGGGAACAGAAGGTGTGCCGACAGGTGTGCCAGATAAAGTCAGGCTGACCTTGTTTACATAGGGCTTTGCGGAGCCTGTCCCACGCACTGCGACAACTCCTCTTGGTCAGGCCGCTGAATGGGCCAGCCATCCCGTCAAGAAGACTGGGGGTTGACTCGCTTTGTGGGTACACCGCACGAAACGCACGGTTGGTCAGGGGGATGGCACGAGGTGGGCTATCGCTGTGCTTACTTTCGTAGACATAGATAGCTGGCCGAGACTTATCGTCTCCCCCATCGATGGGCCGAATGTCCGAGTAGTGTAAACGCAGTGCCTCGGAGATGCGAAGCCCCGTGTCGCACAGGAAACCAAACAAGGCAGCATAGCGGTGCAGACCCATGCTGTTGAAACACTTGGTAATCTCCTGCTGCTCCGCCTTGGAGTAGTAACTGATTCGGGTCAGCTTCTCCTTGCGTCGGCCTATCTCAGGTCGAGTGGCAATCCACCCTCTCTTGTACGCCGCTCGCAAGATGACCGAAAGGCAACTCAGTTTGCGGTTGATGGTTCCATCCGCCTTACCTTGCTCTCGCAGGTGAAGGGTGAAGTCTTCCACCTTATCCTCGGTGATGTCCTCCAGCTTGGCGGTGGCCCCGAAGAAGTCAATCAGCGCGTGAGTGTTCAGTAGGTGCGACTGCTCAGACTTTGTGCCAGACCAGCGGTGCTTGAGAACATGGGCGATGCCCTCCTCCAGGGTCTTCCCCCGTGCGGGAGCCTTGAGACGGCGAAGGTCAACAGGCTTCCCGTTCAGGACATCCGCGAGAGCTTGGGATGCCCAGGCTTCCGCCGTGTACTTGCATCGGAATGAGCGGCGAAGACGGCCAGAAGGCAGAGACTCATGTCGAACCGTCGCCTCCCAACTGTTACCTCTAGGTGTAATGGTTTTGTTCACTTTCCTCCTAAGTGTGAGTGTGTTAGTTAGTCAGGGTTTTTGAACTTTCGGTATTGGAAGTTCGCGTTGTGAGTGTTGGCCTTCAAGGTAGAGCAAGACTGCGAGCAAGTCAAGATGTTCGCACGGTCGCGGTACGGTCCACCACAAATGTCGCACTCTCGTTCAGGGTAAAGGTGGATGTCAGTTACTTCGCAGTCAGGACATGGCGAAGTTGGGGCAACCTGAAGACAGACATCGCAGCGGACCAGGGGAACTTCGACCCACTCACCTTTGCTCGGGTCATCCTTATCCTCAACAGGGATGCGACAAGTCTTGTCGCCCACTTGCCACACTGCGCCAGCTAAGGCCACCAGTCGTGGCGGCTTGTTATCGCTGTCCTTCATCCTTGCGGTTTGGAAGAAAGGTCGTCATCGCCATGCTGTCATCCTTGGCGTACAGCACTTGGATTAATGCGCCGCCTCGCATTGCGGTGATGTGGAAGTAGAACTCCCCGACCACGGCCTTGAAGGAAGTATCGGAGCAATCGCTGCGATGGCCTTCGTCTTCCTCCGTCAGATTGTCCTCTTCGTCCTCGTAGCGGTTCACTGCGCCTTGCAAGTCGGCCAGCGTGAACTCTTCCAAAGCGTAGACCTGACTTAGACCAATGTTGCCAGAAGTCAGCAGTTGGTATTCGCTTGGGTCAAGGGACAGGATTTTCGCACTGCGGTGGTAGCGTGTGCCTTGGTCCGTAACGACGATGAGCTTGCTCATCTTTCGTCAGACTGAAGGCAGGTCAGGGAAGCCAGAAGAAAAGCAGCCATCTCTTTCTTGGTGAACGGAGGAGAGACGGCGATGCCCTCACGGAACAGAACAAGTTTGCTGTTCACCCATGACAACTCATAGGTGCGCTCGGTCAGGTCGCCTAGTTGGGCTGCCGCCTCCTCAAGGTTGCTCTTGGTGGGCCGTGTAAACAAGGGGTAATGGTTCATGTTTTTGAAGTTGGGTGGTAGTTTCGGGCGTCGGTTGCAGTGATAGCAACGCACCTCCATCAAGGTTTCTTCGTCGCGGAGTTCGGTTGCAATCCCAGTGTCGCCACAGGTTTGACAATCGACGCCGTAGAAAGTTTTCATTGGACGGTACTAGCTGGCACGACGGCAATGTTACCGACAACAGGAAAGCCGCACAAGGTTGAAGCTGCCAAGTTCAGGGGCAACCGTTTCTGAAGCCCCTCTTCGTTGCCAAGCACGACAGTCCCAGGCAGTTCGCTGACAGGGGTAAGGATTTCGATGTAGCCACCCACAGCTTCTTGCAGTTGCTGGAGGCTGTAGGTTCCATCGTCATTGGCTGGCTCAGGCATCTCGACTTGGTTGCCAGAGGAGGTCAACAGGTAGCCCTGTGTAAACGCAGCGTTGTCAGTGGTGGTGATTTCGGTCATCTTTGGTTGGTGGTTAGGTGGAAGGAAAGAGGATGAGGATAGCCAGCAGCAGCACAGCGGTGGCGGCGCAGCACAATCCATCCTTGAGGTCAGAGGTGGTGGGTTTCTTCATGGTTGGCGATTGTAGTAGAGCATGAAGCCCCAGCCAGCGAGCATGATTGTGATGCCGACATAGTTGAAGCAGTAGATGCTGAACTGGAAGGCTTGTCGGGTAGTGTTAGGGGTGAGCCAGCGCCAAGTCATTCTTCTTCTGGTTCTGTCTGTGTGGTGGTGTGTGGTGGTGGTGGTTAGAATCGCTCGTGGACTTCGGTGACCCAGTGGTTCCAGCCGTCTTCGAAGGCGGCGAGGAGGTCGCCGCGGCCATCCCTGGCTAGGGGGGCGGCGTACCACGGGGAGAAGTTCGGGGTCAGGCGCGCCTGGGTCAGTTCCTCGGTCGCGGCCATGAGGCCGTCTACCTCGTCGAGGTTGCCCTCGTATTCAGCGGCGGACTGCACGCCGATTTCAAATGCGTCAGCGGTGGTGATGGTGGTCATGTTTCTGAGGTGGTGGTGGTGGCGGTGTGGGTTAGGAGCGGAGCTTGCGCAGGTCGGCGCGGGAGGGGAGTTCGGCGAGGCGCTCGGCGTTGACGCGGAAGCCGGCGAAGTACTGACGGACCCAGGTCTCGTAGCGCTTGATGATGGGCAGCGCCTTCTCCAGCAGGTTGAGGTTGGCGTCGCGGAGGTCGACGCCGAAGTCGTAATCAATCGTCCTGTCAATCGCCCTCTCATCGTCACCGAATTGAATGGTGTCCTGGGAGCAGCGAAGGTAGCAGGTGCTGCGGCGCCAGACGAAGTCGATACCAGTGCTGTCCTTTAGCTCGCGGTCCATGCGCTGGCCGAGGCGGGTGACGGCTTTCTGCATCTTGATGCCCTCACGCTCCAGCCGGTAACGCTCGGTCTTGCGGAAGGCCTCGTCGACCTCGGCGGACTTACGCTTCGCGGCCTGCTTCTCGGTGAACTTTACTTGGGCCTGGATAAGGGCCTTCGTCAGGCGCTTGATGAAGCTCGCGTACTTCTTCTCATCCGAGGAGTCGCGGCAGTGGAACTTCTTCCAGGCGCCGTCGAGCCAGACCTCGGCTTTGAGAGAGGGCGTCCCCCAAGCGATGACCGGCATGTAGAAGGCCTCCCTGCCGTCGAGGGTGAAAGTGAACCGCGTGGAGACGCCACACCAGTTGTTCGGGATGTCAAGCCGAGTCTTGGTGATTTCCAGGTCGAAGGGCAGGAAGGAAGGCTCGGTGACGCTGAACTCCTGAAGGGAGGAGAAGAACTGACTGAGGTTGTTGAGGATGCCAGTCTGGTTAATCTCATGCAGCTGGTTAAAGCGCTCGATGGAGTCGCCGTGCCAGTCCTTCGCTTCGGGGTTGAACTTCAGGTCGGCGGCGGTCAGGGTGGTGGTGTCGTTCATGGTTGTGTGTAAACGGTGTGGGTTGTGGGTGGTGGTGGTTGTGGTGTGGTTAGTTAAGCAGTTCGTAGAGGGCTGCTTCGATTTCTTCCCGATAGGCGCGTTGCTCGCCTTCGTCGGCATCATGCTCGGGGGCGCTGATTTCGTCGAAGATGGCGGGGCCGTCAAGCTTGACAAAGAGTGCTTCCAAATCCTCGATGGGACTGGTCTCGATGCTTCGGGGCAGGTCAGGATGGGACATGGTGTGCGTGTGGTTGTGTGTGGTTGGGTTGTGTGTGGTTGGTTAGGAGGAGGAGAGCGCAGCCTGGACGGCCCTGAAGCCGCGCCAGTAGTCGGCGGAGTAGAGATGGTCGGCGTCCATGGTCGGCTCGCTGTGTCCGACTAGGGCATCGGCCATCCCACGGATGCTCCAGCACTCCTCCACGAGGTTATCGCGGTTGAGGGAATCGGACAGAGCTTCAAGGGCTTCTGCGGCCTTGGTGGATGCTTCGTCGGGGGTGGTGGCGGCAGTCTCCTGCCCCGTCCGGCAGCTAGGGCGGTCGCAGAACAGTTCCCCGCGTCGGATGAAGGTATCTCTGCCACAGTTGCAGCAAGGGTCAAAGGTGGGTTCAGTCATGGTTGGGTGTGTGGTTGTGTGTGGTTGGGTGTGGTTGGTAGGTTATTCCGGCCAGGAGATGAACGCCTTCCGGCCAGCCTGGACGAGGTTGCCCCCGAGGAAGCAGCTAACGATGACATAATCGTCGCCTGCCGCGCCCGTAACGGCCAGCCTGCGCCCGTCCTGCGTCCGCAGCGAGACCCCGTTTACCAGGGTCGCCTGGAACCGTTCCCCAGGGAGCGCGCCCCCGAGCGCAGGCGGCATCTGGACGAGGACTTCGCGGTCCGGCATTCCTGGAACCAAATCTTCAACGGTGCGATTGATGTTCATGGTTGGTGCTGTGTAAACGGTGTGGGTTGTGGTTGTGTGTGGTTGTGTGTGGTTGGGTGTGGGGGTTGGGTGCGTGTAAACGCTGCGCTAGTGAATCATGTCCTCCAGGCCAAGGCGCACAAACTCGGCGCGGAGACTGTCGTCGAATCCAGGGTCGATTTTCGGTAGCTCTCGGTCGCCCTCTTTGTAGTAGTCTTCCAGTCGGCGGAGGTATGCGGTCAGGTCGGCCTTGGATTCCGCTTGAAGCACGGTGCTGTCGCCCTCGACATAGGTCAGGACGCGCAGCCGGAAGGGGTTGACCCATACGCCGTAATAGCTGGCATCCTGCGGCGTGTCAAGCTGCGCCCATTGGGTAGACGACAGACTGAAGTCGTAGGTGTATCGGCTGCCGTTGGTGGTGTGTTCGGTGTGGATGGTTTTCATGGTGCGGTGTGTTGGGTTGGGTGCGTGTGTGTGGTGTGGGGGTTGGGTTGGGTGCGTGTAAACGCTATGCCAGTTCCATGGGGGTGCAGCCGTCCAGGCCGCAGTCGCAGTTCAGCGTTACCGTATCGGCCCACTTGCGGCTGATGCGAGCGACCGCGCCGCAAGACGGACACTCCAGTTTCAGCATCCGCGTCGTCTGCTTCTTCCGGCCTGACCTCGGGTCGAGCTTGGCGTGTGGGTAGTCGCCGAGAGTCTCCGCGAGTTTCTCTAGCTTGGCCTGTAGCTCAGGTCCGGCAACCGTAGCGGTCATCTTTCCCTCCAGGCCGAGGGCCACAGCGACCTTTCGGAAGGGGGCCTTGTGTCCGTGTTCGACGCCCACGGAACTGTGGATTAGCTCATGCGCCAGGACATCGAGAACTCGCGTCGGGTTGTCAAGCGTCGGCGATACGAAGATGTGGCTCCGCTCTTTATCGTCGGAGCAAGCAGCCGACCAGCATTGACCGATGGCTTGATTCTTCCCACCTCGGCCCGACGGAAGACCGACGGAGACAAGTGGCTGTTTAAACTCCGGCCCTCCTGCCTCCAGGATGAGCGGCGTTAGGTGTTCGGCGGCTTCGATAAGCCAGGATTCTCGGGTTGCGTGGTGGTGCATTTTGTGTGCGTGTGGTTGGGTGTGGTTGCGTGTGTGGTTGTGGGGGTTGGGTGTGGTTGGTGTGGTTGTGTGTGGTTGGGTGTGGTGTAGTCGGCTTGCCTACTCGGTGCATCCTCGGCAAGCGTCGTCTTCGCACTGCCAGCATTCGACAATCGCGTGATGACAATGGTCACAGTGGCTTGGACCGTCGATTTCGGCGGCGCATCCGATGCCGACGGCGTGCCATCCGTCGCCGGGAGTTGCGTTCTTGATTAACTCCTTCTCCGCCTTCGCGCACTTGTGGCAGATACAGCCGCCATCATCGGTGACTAGGAACCGCTCATAGCCTCCAGGCCAAGCGAACGGATGCGAGAGAATAGAATCTAGTGGTAATTCGGTCATGGTTGGTGTGGTTGTGGTTGCGTGTGGTTGTGTGTGGTTGGCTAGCTCGTCAGGGTAGGACTGCCAAGGTTCCTACCTACACCGTCCTGCACTCGCGTCCACTGAGGACTCGGAGTTTCGCCGGGTTCAAGCTGAGACTGTCGCTCGACCGCACTCCTACGGGAGTGTGGTCCCTGGTTCGGATGCCAGGAAGGAAGACCTAAGCTAGGCTGTTAGCTTGCTTTTAGTGCGTGTGCGTTGGCGGTGTTTCGCCTTGTCTAGCCTAGGCGACTCGTCACCCCGAAGGTAGTGCTACCTACTCCCCAGGCAGTCGCCTAGTTACCGTTTGCCGCTCTCGGACTCCCTCTCTCTCTCGCGAGAATCACTACACCGCTAGTGAGTGTAGCTTGGGTAGCGTGTAAACGCTTGCCGTTGGCGCACCTAGCTGTTTGGCTAGGGGTCTGAGCTAGCGGTGGACTAGGCGCTTCCGCAGTAGCGGCAGGTAACCTAGACCCCCTTCCAAGTGCGCAGCACTGCGGGGTTCCCCCCGTAGCGGCTCGCCTAGCGGCGAGTGCCTACGCATCGTCGGTTCAAGCTCTCACCCTAGCCTAGCTACCTTGTTCATGGGTAGCGACTAGCTCCGTGGAGTCCCCGCAGGGAGTGCTGAGCCTACTGGTTTTTAAAGAGCGGCGCCGCTGGGCGGCGGGGTCTCGTTGACCCACATGAATACCTTCGGCTAGCGGGAAGGCCTTTAACCTCAAAATATCCTGGTAATCCGTGAAACTGCCCTCAGTGCGTTCTAAGCCCCAAAAAACCTACGGGAGGCCATGTTTACACGCTTTTCCGGCTGTACGGCAGGGCAGGACCAGGGCAGGACCAGGGCAGGACCAGGGCAGGACCAGGGC